GGGCCAATCGGCCTCAACACAATAACTAAAACCTCAGTTATATCATTGATGAAAATTAATGACCCAAAAGTAAGTTAGAGTCTAGAGCTTAGCTCACAGAAATGTAGTTAAACCTAATCTAACGGGTGGCACCTTTGTTAACTAGACCCCTCGAAAGAGGAAGAGTCAAGTTGGTGGACCACTTTGCCAAAATTTATTTTCATACTTCTTAATATAAAAATTCAAAATGTTAAAACACTTTAAACTTTATACAAAGAGAATATTAGATAAACTAAGTAAAGCTCCTTCAACGTTATCGCTTCGTAATCCGAAAGAATTACGAACCATTTTAAACCTGCATGCTTGGAAATTACTAAGTATTGCTACTAATAAAATGAGAGTAAGCACTCGATTGAGACGATTTAATAAATTTCTAGATTTGATTCTAAAAGCTTATACACATCATGGAGCTACATATGTAGTTAAGTGGCTAAAAGCCTCTCATGTTTGTGTTCAGCGAAAACTTTCTTCACAACCTATGACTTCTCTTAGAGAACTCGAGAAAGGTTTACCTCTTCCAAGATTAATTAATGGTTTACCAACTTTTATAGGACCGATGGACCGTAAGGCCATCCGGATGAAACATCCAGGTACTATAAGATTATGGTTAACTATTTTAAGCATATACAGAGTTTTAGAAGCTCCGTCTAAGCCTAATTTAGAAACTATTACTAATCCGTCGAAGAGTGACCCTTCTAGAGAAAAGATTCTTCTGTATGAGATCAAAGATATCATAAGTTTTAACAAAATGATCAGAGATAAAACTCCTTTAAAAGCAATTAAGATTCATAGAACCTTAAAAGCTGGTCCTAATAATAGTATATCATATCTCAGTGTAATAACTGATGCTATGGCTATCTATAAGGATAAGGCTATCTTTGTTGCATTTTGTAACTATGCTATTCAGACCTCATCACACGATTTTCTTTTATTTTTAAGACAAGTGATGGCCTTTGCTATAAAAGCTCAAGCTAAATTCGGCGACTCGGTCTTTAGACGATCAAAAAGTGTAAAAACTTTAGACGACTTAAGGACCGGGAAACTGGCATTTAAGATTGAACCTGCAGGGAAAGTTCGAACTTTTGCTCTCGTTGATATTTGGACTCAATCATTATTAGCTCCTTTACATAAAGATTTATTTTCTTTATTAAAAGGGTTACCTAATGACGGAACTTTCGATCAAGACGCATCGTTTACACGATGTATCGAGAAAGCCAAATTATACAACGTAGCATTCGCTTTTGATCTTTCTTCTGCGACTGATAGACTTCCTTTAACTATCCAAAAAGGAATTATAAATTTTATTTATAATCACCCTTACTTAGGTAATTATTGGGGAGATCTATTAGTTAATAGAAAGTACATCATAAGATCGGAATTATTTCCTGATTTACAAAATAAAGAATTAACTTATGCTACAGGGCAACCCATGGGATGTTTATCATCGTGGGCAATGCTGGCTATAACACATCATCTTATTATGCAAGCTTGTTCTTTCCGTGTATACGGAAGTAGAAAATGGTTTGATAAGTATGAAGTACTAGGAGACGACATCGTTATTTTTGATAAAGATGTTGCTCTAGCGTATTTAGCTTTAATGGCTGAGTTGGGTGTTGGTATTAACTTATCGAAATCTCTTCAGGCAGAACAATTACAAACTTTAGAGTTTGCTAAAAGAACTGCTGTTGAAGGATCAGATGTATCTGGACTAAGTTGGAAACAACTTATTTCAGGTAATAATGATCAAGGAAGAACGAATTTCGCTCTT